CTTGTTGATTTCCGTAAGACCAATGCGGCAATGGCTCAGCAGATGGACATGGCTAATATGGCTAATGAACAGCAGATGGAGCTTGCAAACCTTAAAGAACGATCAGAGGTAGACGCTGCTAACTTTGCTGAAGATAATCGTTTTAGGTTAGCAGAGCTTAATACGACTGTTCAAGTGATGTCACAGAATGAACAGTTAAGACAACAAGCTGACTTAGCCAATCTTTCTATGGAAGAAAGAATATCTTTAGCTAACTTAAGTGAAAAGAATAAAGCTGCTTCAGAGTCTATGACTGCTGAAAACATGGCAGAGCTTCAAGTCTACGAAAAGAAAATGCAAGCTGCACAGGTTAATGCTCAGTTAGCACAGCAGATGGGCCTTGCTAACTTATCTAATGAACAAGCATCTGCTATGTTTAATGCTCAAATAAATGCTAACATGGATATGAAACAGTTTGATGCTAATCAACAGATGACTTTAGCTAATAGCCAGTTTATGCAGACTGCTACGTTAGCCAATTTATCTAACGAACAACAAGCTGTAATGCAAAACGCAACGGCTCTTGCTAATTTAGATCTAGCTAATGTAGATCAAAGAACTAAGTTAGCTGTACAAAATGCACAAGCTTTCCTACAAATGGATATGGCTAATTTATCTAACGAACAGCAAGCTAACATACTTGATCAGCAAAATAAACAGCAAAGAATGTTGTCTAATCAAGCAGCAGAAAATGCAGCTAAACAGTTTAATGCTACGTCAGAAAATCAAACTAATCAATTCATGGCATCTATGGAAGCTAACATGAACCAGTTTAATACTTCTCAGACCAATGCTATTAATCAATTTAATACGGCAGAGAAAAACAGAATAGCTGCTCAGAACGCCGGGAACCAGTTACAAGCTGATCAAATTAATGCACAGATTACGGCAGATGTTGGTAAGTTCAATGCTCAGATGGATGCACAAGCTGAACAGTGGAACGCAGCTAATGCACAGGCTATTGAGCAGTCTAATATAGCATGGAGAAGATCTGCTAACACTGCTGAGACAGCGGCTCAGAATGCAGCTAACCAGCAACAAGCAGCTTTTCAATTTGATATGGACAAAACTACGCAGGCACAGATGTGGCAGTCTTTAAGGGATCAAGCGGCTTTTGACTTTCAAGAAGGGCAAGCAGACGAAGATAGAATGATAAACGTAGTTAATGCAGCTTTACAGAACGAAGCCTTTATGACAGATAAAAACTTTGCTAGTCAAAGGCAACAACTGTTTAATATGTTAAGCAGAATCACAGGTAAAGTAGGTACAGGTGGCGGTTAAATTAAGGAGTTTTATACATGGGGATTTTTAGTAAACTTTGGAAAGGTGTTAAAAAAACTTTTAAAAAAATTTTTAAACCTATTAAAAAAGTTTTTAAAACTATTGGAAAGTTTGTAAATAAGCTAGGCATAGTTGGACAAATTGCTATGATGTTTATTCCTATTCCGGGACTAAGTACTTTATTTTCAGGTTTAGGTAAAGCAGGGTCTGAGGCTTTAGACTGGTTAGCAAAAAAAGGCGCTGTAGGTTCAGCAGCCGCTAGTGTTATTGGTTCTGCTGCTAAGTTTGTAGGAGCTGTAGCTAAGCCTTTTGTTAACATTACTAAAGGTGTTAAAGGGTTTTTTGAAAACATAACAAAATATACTTTAAATAAAATTCCCGGTATTAATATTGCTAGCGCACCTACCAGTATATTTGGTGAAGGCGGTGCTTGGTCACAGGCTTCAGAAGCTATAGCAACTTCCTTTAAAGACTTTAAAGGTGATATAGCTAGTGCGGCTTCTATGGACATTAGCGATATTTTGCCTAAAGCTACTAATGCACCTACTGTTAATTTAACTGAGGCGACTGACAAAATAGCTTCGGAATCAAATTACTTAACACCTGAAATGCCTGAAGCCGTTGTTTCAGATCCAGTGCTAGATGTAGAGCCTTCGGCAGCGCCTTCTGGCTCTGTTACAGAAACATTAGGAAAAGAAACTAAAGGCTTTTTTGGAAACATGCAAGATAAAATGCTAGCTCCTTACAAAGAGTTTTTTGAAGATCCCAAAAGTACTATAAGTAACTATGCTGGCGATGCTTTAGCAAAAGTTACTGAGCCTATATCACTTCTTAATAGACCAGATACTCCAAAAGCTTCTAAACGCTTTGATCCTATGTATATTTCTCAGCAAAAAGCCAGCGATAAATACAGGGTGACAACATCAGCGTCAGAAACTATAGAAAGAATGAATAGCTTAAATCTTCTTGAAGGAGGTTATGAACCTATGCCTAATCCTATGATGGGCTGGGGCGGTTCGGCTTATAGAGAAACCATGAAAAACTTTGCGCCCGGAATTTAAATAGGAATATATTATGTCAGAACTAGACGATGCTTTCTTTAAAGCTGGTACATCTTTTAAAAGACCTATACCCGGACAATCTTTAACAGATTCTCCAGAGGCTCCTAGACCTTTTGAAGGGCCTCCTAAGTTTACTGATCGTACTAAGGTACTAGAATACTACTTTGATCTTTTAACAGAAGAAGATACTTATGAAGCCGTACTAGATACTTTAGAGGCAGGTACTTCTATTATGGAAATCGTACAGGTTTTACTGATGCAAGGTTTTCAAGAAGGTTTATATAATCCTGACATGATGTTAATGATTGCGGAGCCTGTAGCTTATATGATTGCTGCTTTAGCTGAAAGAGCTGAGGTAGACTTTACTATTATGGGCGATGAAGATGAGATGCCCTCTAGTGAAGAAGAAGATCTTTCTATTATGAATCAGGCAATGAAAACTATTGAAAAGCCTGAGATGGATGAAGATTTTCCTGCAAGTGTAGCAAGTAAGTTAGATAAAATAGAACCGCCTAAACAGCGTTCTTTGTTAGGAGAAAGATAAATGGCTAATGAATTTGGATCATTAGGAGAAGCCTATTCAATTCTTGGACAGGCTACTACGGCTGAATATAAACGAAGACGTAAAGAAGAAGATGAGTATCGTAGAAAGGCAAGAAGAGATAAAATTTTTGGCTATTTAACTGCGCCCCTTTTAAAGAGTGCAGGAGAGGCTCTTACGGAAGGGGTTACTGGTTTAATCACAGGCCCTGAAGAAGAAAAATATGCAGAATTTTTACAGTCTGAACAAGTTGTAGCTCAAAGACATAGCCAAAAAGTTTTAAGACAAAAAGCAGAAGCATTACAAGCTAAACATAAAAAAGCTTTAGAGCATGAAACAGGTGCAATGAATTATTATACTGATTTATTTTATAATCAAAAAGTAAATAATTTTAATCGTGAGCATCCTGAAGAAGAATATAGTGAAGGTAAGAATGGAGTTTTTTATCAACAAGCCCGTGAAGAGGCTGCTAAAGCTTTACCGATTTTAGAACAGGCATATGCAAGATCTTTAAATGTACAAACCCCAGCAGAGCTAGATGCTGCTTTGTCTAAAGCTTACGGTTCTAGAGATGTTTTATCTATTTTAGGTCGTGCAGTAACTAACCCTTTTAAAGGTACTAAAAGAGAAGATATAAGACAGCAAAGATTAGATTTTTTACAGCAACAGAAAAATTTAAGAAGCGAGTCTATAAGACAAGCAATGAATGTTTTAGGACAAGATACTTCTGTAGCGGCTCTTGCTGGATATGCTGCAGATGTAGAAGAGTTTAAAATTAATGAACAAGATTATATTGTTAAAGAAAAAAGCGCGGCTAAAAATTATCCAATTAATTTTGATGATGGTACTACTGCTACTGTAAAAGCTATTGAAGTTACATACCAACATCCTAATAATCCTGCACGAACTGTTAAAAAATGGTTTCCTATTAAAGGTAATGAAAGATCAGAAAGACTTTTAGAGCAGGTACGTTCTGGAAAAGGAACTATACTTGAAGATATTAAAAGGGAACAAATAGATAGTGGTTATGGTTACACTTATATAAGAGAAACGACTACTAAAAGAATGGCAGATGGCACTGTAGAAAGTATATCAGTAAACCTAAATCCTGAAACTAAACCACCTACTCAAGCAGCTTTGAAAGCTACAGCAGGAGATATAAGAACTGCAGGAGAAGCTTATAACAGTGCTGCACAAGTAATCACAACTCCTTTTGTTAGCGGCAGTGGTAAGCAATTAAGAGTTTTAGATTCTCAAATTGCAGAAACTGTATTAAGTCAAGGCTTAGGTGGCGAACAAGTTAAAGACTTAGGAAAAAGAAAAGATATGTTATATGCCAACATACATGGCTATTCAGTTTCTTTACAATCAAGAATGGCAGATTTACAAAATGGAGACTTATCTTCTTTAGATAAAGACGCTGCTCTTACATTATCTGCTGTTGCCCAAGCACGATACTTTGGAGGACTTCAAGGAAAAGAAGAAAGTTATATTAGGCAAACAGGTTTTATTAATAGATCCCCTAACTGGGCAGATATTGATTTTGATAGCAGCACAGGATTAAACCCTGTTAACTTTAGAAGAGCTGGTTCTGTTTATGCTTTAGATGCTTTTTTAGCAGCAGAAGAAACTGGAATAAAGGTAAGCTTAACACAGCCACAGTTTGATGCTCTTCTTAATGATGCTTTAAATAGTTTTAGTGAACTACCTGTTTCAAATAAAAATCATTTTTATACTTATTTTGCGGAGCAAGAGGAATTGCAAAAAATTAATCCTATTACAGGCCGACCTTATATTAACGAATTTTTTATTCAGCTTAAATCACAATAGGATTACAAAATGCCGATATTAAAGCCAAATAAATTTGCAGATGTTAATTATAGAATTAAAATGATGCAAGAAATATATGGGCCTATTGAAGAAGAAGAAAAGGAAGATTTAGAAATAGATCTGCCTGAAGAGTATACAGAGCCTAGTCAAGAAATAGCAATTAACAATCCAGTTACATCTTATACGTTAGATGAGCTAAGAGCTGATCCTACAATGCAAGCTAAGTATGCTAATGTTCTTGGCTATATGAATGATAATCAAGAAACTCTTTGGTCAGCTTTTGATACTCCAGAACCAGAGTTAGATAATGTAGCTGTTAGAAAAGAAAATTTTAAACGGGTTGCCCAGAAAAAACAAAGTCCAGATGTTGTTGAGTGGCTGCGTCAAGAAGCAGTGCAGATACCTACGCTTTTTTCAAGAGCTTCTATGTTAGAAAATGCTCCAGAAGATGTAATACGAGACTATGTATATATTAAAGATTATTTTGATGCTGCTAAAGTAGGCGGCGATGGTTATAGTTGGTTAACTGCTTTTGGAGACTATGGAGAAGCTTTTCTTACAGACCCTTTAAATGTAGCTAGTTTAGCTTTGATTCCGTTAAGCGGTGGAGGCAGTGCTGCTACACGCGCTGCTGCACAGTTAGCAGCTAAAGAAAGCGCTAAAAAAACAATCGCACAAACTTTAAAAAACTTTGCAGGTAATAGAGCTAATCAAGTTATGGCCGTAGAAGGCGCTGTGTTTACTGGTTTAGGAAACTATGCTGAACAAACACGTAATGTTGCTATAGGTGCTCAAGAAGAAATAAATTTAACGGAAACAGCTTTGTATACTGCTGGAGGCGCAACAGCTGCACCTGTGCTAGGTAGGGGTTTAGAAGCTGGTGTAAAAGGAATAGGTAAAGGCGGTAAAAAAGTTTTTGATTATTTTTTAAGTCCTTTAGAAAAAAAGAAAGTATCTCAAGCAGCAAGCTCTCAAAATACAGCGACAAGAGATTTAGTTGAAAACGGTTTAGATGGAGAACTTTTAGATAGAGAACAAGCTATAGCTTTTGACGCCCAGCGTTTAGGGTTTAATAATGAAGGCTCTGATTTTATTGAAGGAGTTTTTAGTGTTATTGAAGATCCAAAAGAAGTTATTAAAGTTGTAAATACTTATGCTAGAAAAGAAGGTTTAAGTGATGATGCCATTGAAGAAATGGTTGAAGGTATACTCCTATCAGGAGCGCCTACAAAAGGACGTATTGCTCAAGCAATAGCAAATACAGGTCATTTTTTACAGAAACTTCCAGCTTACTACGGAGGTAAAGTTTCTACTTTACTAGATCCTTATGTAGGTAAATCTTCTACAATGGCTCAGCTACAGAAAAAATTCAGATACGATCAACAAAGATCTATTACAGGTGAACGCGCTGTTGAAGGATCTGATTATTCAGAAGTTCTCGGAGAAGTTTTTGGTAGAAATTTTGTAAGATATAAACAAACTTTTGATCCTATTTTGGTATCAACTTACGGTTGGGAACGTCAAAGAGCTTATGCAAAACTTGCTTCTGCTGTACGTGGCAAACTTAGTGGTGATGAAGTTATTGATGAAGCAGCTAAAAAAATTAGAATGCAATTAGATGACACCGCTAAAGAACTTCAAGAAGTAGGTTTATATGAAGAAGCAGAATTAATTACAGGCAATTATTTTCCAAGGCTTTGGGACAGAAATGCAATAAAGAAAAATCAAGTTGAGTTTAAAAAACTATTGCTTCAAGTGGGCGAAGCTGAAAATGAAGCAGAAGCTAATGATATTATTTTAGGTATGTTAACTAAAAAGTTTGATGCTGGCGACGAGGGTACTTTTTCAGGCGGTTCTTTTTTGAGTAAAAGAAAGTTTAATAAAATTACTGATGACACAATGTTTGAAAAGTTTTTAGATAACGATGCAAATAATGTACTGCAAAGTTATTATAATTCTATTAGTAAACAAATAGCTAAGCAAAAAGTGTTTGGAGCCACAAACTTTAAAGGTCTTAAAGATCTTTATTTAAGTAATATACAAAAAGAATTAATGAATTCAGGAGAGCAGGGATTAGCAGAAACAGTTGAAAAAGATTTATATAGTGTGTGGTCAGCACAAACTGGAGAAGGTGTTGTTCCTTTAAGTGCTGGAAAACAATTTGCTGTAGATACTGTAAGTACTTTTACTCGTATTTCTTTATTGCCTTTGGCTACTTTAAGCAGTTTAACGGAAGTCATGTTAAATATGAGTAGAGGAGGTCTTATAAACACAAGTAAACATTTTGCAGGGTCTTTAAAAGAAGGCGGTAAAATACTGACATATAACGCTTTAGATCTTCTTATGAAAAATCATAACATGACTAAGCCCCAAGCACTTCGTAAAATGCAAAAGTTTAGTATTGCTTTAGATCAATCCGTAGCGGATCAAGTTGAAAGATTAAGCGGTGATAATTTACATCATTGGCGTAAAACTAATAATGTATTTTTTAAGGCTAATTTATTAGAGCCTTGGACTAAAGCCGTACAGCTTACTAGCTTTAATGTAGGAAGAGACATTATTAGTAATAATTTAAAAGCTCTTGCAAAAAACCAAGGTCAAGAATTAACGACTCGTTTATCTACTAAGCGCGATGAGCTTTTAGAATTAGGTATAGATATTGATAAAGGACTAGCTTGGATTAATAGGACTGGTGGTGATGTAAATGCAGAAGACGATTTTATGCAGTTTATTGATCAAGGAGCTGCTCGTTATACAAATGAAATAATTTTAAATCCTTCAAGAGAATCTGGTTTAAGATCTAAAGTACTTTCGGGTAATCCATTTACAACTTTGTTGTTTCAATTAACGGCATACCCGTCAGCTTTTACAAATACTGTACTTAAAGATCTTATGAAACGTACTTCCCGTAATATAGCTAAGGGCGATGTAGGAGCTTCTGCACAGGTAGTAGGTACAGTATTGGCTTTACAAGCAGGTGGCATGTTAAATAACTACGCCCGGAATGAGCTGTTTGGTAGGGATACTCAGTATAGATATAAAACTGAAGGCGATAAAGTTTTAGAAGGTGCTGCTCGTTGGGGAGGCAATGGTTTATATTTAGACGTACTAAACCGAGCTAAAGAAGGTTCTGAAAGACAGGGTGATGTTTTTGCAGCAGGTACATCATTGTTTGGCCCTATAGCAGGATCTACATATTCATCTATAAAAACAGGAAATCCCGGCGCGTTTGTTCCTATGTTTTTTCCTTTATATGGTGCTTTATCTAAAGAAGATAAAAGAGCAATAAGAAAAGAAGCATTTGAAAAAGGTACGGAATTAAAAGAAGCTTTAATAGAGCCTAAAAGATCTGTTTATAAAACAGGTGGCGAAGTATTAGACGTACCTAATGCTCCTTCTGAGCCTGACCAGCGTATAGACAAAATGACAGGCATGCCTTACAACCAACAAGCTGGTACAGCCTTTACAGATATAGAAGATCGCCAAGATCCTTTACAGCGTATGAATTTTGTAGCAGGTGGACTAGCTAAAATTATATCTAAAAGTTTAAAAGATGTAATTAAAGATTATAGTAAGCGTATGGTTAGAGATGAAGAAGCTGAAGAGGCGGCTGAAGAAATTTTAAGCGTATATAGAAGTAATGCTGATATGCCTTCAGAGTTAGAAGACCCAGAGTTTTCAGACTTTTTAAAACTAGAAACAAAAGCTTTACTTGAAGAAAAACAAGACTTGACTACAGATGAACTAAAAGAAAAGTTTCCAGAGTTTGTAGACGAGCAGGGTAACATTAAAGGCGGGGAAGCCTTTAGTAAAGCTAGAGATTATACAGATGAAGAAATAGAAACTTATAATTTAGCAAGTGAATACGAAGATAAGTTTGGGGATGAAGTTAAAGCAAACATACAGTTTGTATTAGATTCTAAAGGTTTGACTCAAAAAGCACCTTCTTCTGAGCAAAGATTAGTTGATGTATTACTACAGAAAAAAATAGTAGATAATTATGATGATGATTTTTTTGATGTTGCTGACGAAGGAACAGCTCTTGATTTTGAAGCCAGTACGTTAACTGATGAAGAACAAGAAATTTTAAAATCTTTTAAGCTTCCTGATGTTCCTTTAAGAGCAGACACTGTTGCAGAAGTTGACCGCGACAAAGCCTTAGAAGAATTTTTAAAGGACTCTATAGAAAAAGAACCTGTATATAGAGGAACATCACACGGGTTTGATACCGACTATGAAATTAGTTTTGCTATGCCTAAAGAGTTAGGAACTCATGTAGGAACTAGAGGTCAGGCAACATCTATACTTGCAAGAAATCCTGAAGATCCCATGCCTTTAGGTGTGGTTTCTGAAAAAACTATGGATGAAGCTTTACTAATGTCTGGTATGGAACAACCTAAAGCAATAACTAAAGGGTATATAAATGTTAAAAAACCTTTAGTTATTGAAGATGACTATGGACTTTGGGCAGCAATAGAAGTGTTGAACAATCAAAACGTAGATGATTTTATTTCAGCTATTGTTAAACAAACAGATCAAAAAGGAGTAAACTCAGAGGTTGTTTCAAGTGTTATAAAACGTAAAGTATCTCCTTATATTGATAAGGTTACAGAGTTAGCTCAACAAGGTATGTCTGATAGTTTAAGTTATAATATATATGATGCTAAATTAAATAAGCAACTTCAAAGTGTTTTAAAGGATTTTGGTTTTGATAGTGTTAAATATAAAAATAAATTAGAAACAAGATTAAAAGGAGAAAGTCCTTATTCATATATTCTTTTTGATCCTCAACAATTTAAAAGCACCTTTGCTTCTAAGTTTGATAAAAGAGATCCAAGACAAAATAAATCTAAAGGTGGTTTAAGTTTATTAAATAAGGTAAATTAATGTATAAATATTTTAGCACAGAAGAGCTTCAATGTCAACACTGCGGAGCTGAAGGAATGAATAAATCTTTTATGATTAAAGTAGAAGCACTACGTCATGAATTAAATTTCCCCTTTGTTGTTACTTCTGCTTACCGCTGCAAAGACCACCCCATAGAAGCCCGTAAAAGCTCTCCGGGAGCGCATGAGTCAGGCAGGGCTATAGACATAGGGGTGTCTGGTGAGAAGGCTTACAGGCTCTTACAGGCTGCTCTACGCTTAGGTATGACGGGTATTGGCGTTAATCAAAAAGGTTCAGGACGCTTTATACATTTAGATGATTTAGAGAATGAAGAAGGTCGTCCTCGTCCTTGGGTATGGAGTTATTAATGGATCCTTTACAGAAGCTAGGTTTTACAGGCGAGAAAGATTCTTTAAGAAGACTAGGTTTTGTTGGAGGAGGTTTAGCTGAAGACCCCTTTCAAAGGATTTTAAAGGCTGCTGAAAAATTAGACAAGGCTTTAGAAGAAGAAAATAAAGCAAAGCAGTTAAAAGCTTTAAAAGGTGAGCAAGGCCCTGAAGGCCCTAGAGGTTATCAGGGGCCAGCAGGCCCTCAAGGCCGTGACGGAAAGGTCGGGCCAAAAGGAGACATAGGCCCTCAAGGCCCTAAAGGATTTGACGGAGTTGCAGGGCCTCAAGGTATACAAGGTGTTGAAGGAGAACAAGGCCCAATAGGCCCGATGCCTAAACATAAAATAAAAGATGAGCGTATAGCTTTTGAAATAGAACCCGGAGTGTGGGGTGAGTGGGTAGCTTTTACTAACATTACTCAATACAACACTGGCGCTCCAGATAATAGAAAACAAAAACTTAACTGGAGTGATTATGCAATAGGTTATTCAGCAGAGCCAACGCTATTACAAACAATAGCAGATGGAGATGTGTATGAATATACTTATACTAACGGAAGTCTTTATAGGCTAGTGCCTTCTGGCTCAGCTATTGATTCTTTCTATAAGAGATTTGAAAATGGGGTTTTAACTGGCCTCGTAGTACAGAAGACTATTAAAATTTAAAGGAGCTATATATGGCATTTGAACCATTAGACTGGGAAATAACGCGTTCTAGCGGGAATATCCGTTACATAGGTGCAGACCACGACGGAACCGCTGGGACTAACGGAAGAACAACCCCGACCTACGCAACGGTAATTGAGTTTCACCGGGCCTTACAAGACTTTGCAGATGATGCAAGTTCTTCGGGTGATGATCAGTTAGACATCACAGACGATAACCCGTCTGATCGTTCAACGGATAACATTATTACGCTGTTAGGTTCATATAACATTGATGATGCAGCCTCTGAACATCTATATGACGGTTCTATTATTCAATCATCTGGTGATGTTATCTATGACGGTATCGTAAACTTTGGTAATGCGCCGACCATTCAAGTTGTTCAGAACGGTACAGTTATTGCTGACGACTGGTGGAATAATGATCCACAAGGTAACAGCTTAGGACTGAACTCAGATCCTGCTGGCGGTATCTCACATCGGTTTATGGTAAAAGTACGGACTGGCGGTGCTGATACTGACGGACGAAAGCTTCTTGGTTTGTCTCGCGACTACGGGTTTACATACGCAGAGTTTGCGATTTCTGCTACGTCCCGAGGTAACAACGTTCTAGCATTATCAAGGGCAACTGACTTAAACAACCAGACTGCTTCAGGAACTGTTGCAGCTTATGACACTTCTGCGCTCACTGAAGGCTATGTAGCTTTAGATGTAGACAACAATGGAGTTGACGAGAATTATTACATTCAGTGGGATCTTGGTACTCGTACAGCAATCAATGATCTTTACGAATATGTTAAGTATGTAACCCGTGATGGCACTGCTGAAACATTATTTGGTTTGAATGGTCTACTGTTCCGTGGTGTTACTCATGAGCTTTCATTAAGCGGTACTAACTCAGGCACGTTTAGCGCCTTTGAGCCTGTCAGTTGGTCTGGTGGTACTGGGCAAATGCTTGCTATTGATAATACTACAGCATCTTCTGCAACCAAGATGTACATTCAGCTTTTAACTGGTTCAGCTCCTGCTGGATCTACGTTAATTACTGGTGGAACATCTAGCGCAACTGCAACGACTTCAGGAGCTGCTACAGAACGTACAGTAGAAGCTACTTCGGCACCCGGACTTGGTGTATCTACAGGCTCTGCAATTATCGGTGCTTATGGTGTAGGTGTGACTGCTGGCGATTTAGGGCCAAACGACAAAGTATTTGACTTAACCAATACACAGATTACGCCTCCAAACAATGTAACGTTTAGCGTTACAGGGTTGGTTAGTGGTGAAGATAGAGTATTAGTCGGGCCATCTTCTGGCGGTACTACATTGGATACAGCACAGCTCACACTTAATACTAGTTTAACATCAGCAACCACCACCAGTGTTGTTGTTACTACAACGATCCCTTCAGATACTCCGGCTTCTGGTGTTATTAGGGTTCAAGATGATGATGGTTTTTATGTCAGAGTTCCTTACACTAGCTACACTGGCAGTACATTTACAGTAACTTCTACAGACTTTAGCGGTACTAACGCAACGGCTCCTAGAAATGTTTGGATTGCTTACATCGACGAGCTTGCAAGCGCAGCGTCTGCAACATTTACTTCTGTATATAATACCGACAGAAATCTAGTGGTAAAAGTCAGAGACGGTGGCGGTAGCCCAATTAAAGAGTTTATTACTGGTGCAACCTTGGGAACTAATGGAGGTTCAGTAGCAGCAATTAGGACAAGTGACGCTTAATAATGGCTATATCAGTAGCATTCAACGGTAATGGGCGGCAGTATTCTGCGAATAACGCAACGGATACTGTCACCGTCGTAAAATACAACGGCTCTGGTGGTACGCCCTCTGCTGCCGCTGCTGATGGTTCTATTGAAGGCTCAACAGCTATAACGGTACAGGTAAGCAAGCAGGGCGTTGCTCTGTTTGTTGCCTTGCCTACTGCGTTAGATTTTACTTCAACAGAAGCAGGGCAGTTGATCTATGTCTGGGGTAACTTCCTAGCTGCGTCGTTACTGAATACTCAAGCTGCTAATGGCTTTGGCATTTGTTTAAGCTCTGGCACACCCACTGCGTCTAATTATTCTCTTTACTCATTTTATGGATCAGATAACTACTCAGGCGGCTGGGTGCGCATGGTGTTAGATCCTAATGAAACTAGGTCAGGCGGGGCAGGCACATTAAGTCTTTCAAACATTACCCACATTGGGGTGTTTGCAGACGTAGGCGGTACTACTGCACGTTTTGATAACTTAATCCTTGACGCTTGCGATGTTGGCACTGGGATTACAGTAACAGGAACCACTACAGGGGATACTCTGTTTTCCGAAATACTGACTAACGAAGCGACTAATAGATATGGTGTCGTCCGATCTCTGAACGATGACGGAACAGCTATAGAGCTTCTAGGAAAGTTAGTATTAGGAGATACAACTGCAGCCTCTACGTTAACTGATGTAGATTCTAAGATCTTCGCAGGCAATCCAAAGTATTACGACACGGCAGAAACAACATCTATTCCGCTTACATCCTTTGGTGTTGAGCTAGTAGGCGGCGGTAGCGCTAACGAGGTTTCGTTAGGTAAAGCGGTAGGTTCTACTGGTGGAAGAAATGGTATATCTCTAGTGGGTAACGATACCTACAACATAGGTTTTGACTTCTCTGACGGTAATGTTAATACGGGTAACTTCTTAGGCTGTTCATTTGAAAACTTAAGCGGAACATTAAGCTTTGATGCAGCAAGTCATAACTTTAAAGGCAACTCAATCTCAGGTTGTGGCTCTTTTTCGTTTGTCACAGGATCAACAGCGTTTGAGTGTGCCTTTGTGGCCAGTGGTCAGGTTGTCCTAAATGGTAATGCAGCTCTTAATGATTGCGTTATCACTAACAGCACTGCAACATCTGCTGTATCTACTAACGACTTAGATAATATTATTGATTGTACGTTTACGTCTGGTGGGACTGGTCATGCTATAGACTTAGGTACAATTTCAGCATCAGACACAATGAACTACAACAACAACGACTCAGGTTATGCTGGGACAGATGGTAGTACAGGCAACGAAACAATTTTAGTAAACGTCGCATCAGGACAAACGTTAACTATTAACGTAGGTTCTGGCAAGTCTACTCCAACTATAAAGAATGATGGATCTGGAACTGTTAGCGTTGTTGCAGGGCAGGTTACTACTACGATTACAGTAAAAGATGTAAATACTCAGACAGCCATTCAGGGTGCTAGAGTCTACATCATAGCTGATAGTGGTGGGCCTCTTGCTCAAGGGACGGTTATCATTAATACTTTGACGGATTCTAACGGGCAAGTGTCTGACACTAGAAGTCTAGCAAGCAATCAACCTATTACGGGCTATGCTAGGAAATCATCTGCTAGTCCGTTATATAAGAACGCACCTATTACTGGAACAATAAATAACGGCTCAGGATTATCAATAACTAGCTTGATGATTCCTGATGAGTAGCGTACTAGAACGAAACATCAGTACAGTATTTGAGCATTCTAAAAGAAATACTGGTTTAATTAACGATCTTGAAAATAAAGTATCTGCTTTAGAAGCTGAAGTCTTGTGGACTAAAGCTCAGTTAGAAGAGATGCGTAAGATTATACAGACGTTACAAGTTAAATTATTTACGGGAGGCGCTACAAGTGGCAATTAGTATTGACTGGCCTACGGGCGTCATAACAGTACCTAAAGCGGATATGACTTTAATTCAGTCTACTCCCACAGAAATACGCCAGCTAAACCTAGATACTTTTAGGCTTGCGTTAAAAGATTTAGAAGACGACCCTGCTGGTATGCCGTGGCCTAAGACGCACAACCACAACACATCTGTTACAGTAGGCGGGGTGACACTTGCTCGCGTAATTGAGATTGTTAACGGCTACACGGTTACATTTGAAAATGGGCAATATGCTGTAAACCTAGTAGGAGCAAACAGTAACGTAGGGGACGTAGTAAATGTTAACCAAGTCTCGGTTAGATCTGCTAACTCAGCAGGGCTACAAGACTTATCAGTTATTCTATCTGCCGCATATAACGGCGAAGTATGTGTTGATGTAAACAATGGTCAGTCTGGAACAGATGTACCAATCGGGACAAGAACTCAGCCCGTCAATAATTTTGATGACGCAAGAACTATTGCTATAAAAGAGGGCGCTAGGACTATTAGGATTCTTGATTCTTGCACTTTAGCTAACACTGATTTCAGCGATGGCTTTGTATTCACATCAGACAATCCAGGCACGACTGTTATAACAGTAAACCCTTCGGCAGATGTACAGTTCTGCGAGTTTAATAATGTGTCGGTTCAGGGTACGGCAGACGGTAATAATATTTATCGCAACTGTGTTATCTTAGATGTAGATTTTACATCAGGATTTATTTTTCAGTGTAGCTTAAACGGCACCATACAAATTAATGGCGGGGAACTTTTAGCCTTGCTGTCGTGTTTTTCTAACAGGCTCGCAGGGACACAACAACCAATTATTGATTTCAATGGGAATGGTCAGCTAATTCTCCGAGACTACCAAGGGGCCATAGAGCTTAGGAACCATACGGATAACAGCGGTGATGGCGACTTATGTTTAGATTTCTCTAGCGGTGTATGTATTATCCATTCATCTGTAACGGCTGGCTATATTCCGGTCAGGGGTGTTTGTAGAGTCGTTGATAACTCAACAGGCACAGCTAATGTAATTGATGAGACGGTTAATAATCTAGTTAGTACTAACTCAACAGCTCTTGGAGTTATTAATACAGGAGTAAAAAATTCTTCTTTGTTTATACCACACACTACGGACATTTAAATGGACGCTATAGATTTTTTAAACGCTATATGGCCTATAGCTGTAGGATTTGTTACGCTTGTTATTGTCTTAGCAAAGATGCATGGAGATATAGAAACTCTTAAAGAAAAAATAAAAGTTTTATTTGAACTATGGAATAATAGAAATGACTAAGAAAAAATCTACTGTTAATAAAGCAGGAAACTATACTAAACCTACTATGCGTAAAAATCTTTTTAATAAGATTAAAGCTGGCTCAAAGGGAGGCAAAGCTGGTCAGTGGTCAGCACGTAAGGCTCAGATGCTGGCTAAAGAATATAAAGCTAAAGGTGGAGGATACAAGTAATGACTCTTAAAAAACCTCAGAAGTCTTTAAAGGCTTGGACAAAACAAGACTGGGGAACTAAGTCTGGTAAGCCCTCTACGCAGGGGCCTAAAGCAACTGGAGAAAGATACTTACCTAAGAAGGCTAGGCAATCTTTAAGTTCTTCTGAGTACGCTAAGACTAGCGCAAAAAAACGTAAGGATACAAAGGCTGGTAAGCAACACAGTAAGCAGCCTAAGAAGATTGCAAAGAAAACCAGCAAGTATAGAAAGGTATGATACGCTTTATTGCTGTAACATTTTTATTATTTGTATTAGCATGGCTAACTAAAAAAGAAGAGGAGTTTTTAAATGACAAAAGGTAGAGACCCAAGATTAGAACGCGCAGGTGTAAGCGGTTTTAATAAACCTAAAAGAACTCCTAAGCATCCTAAAAAATCTCATGTTGTTGTAGCTAAAGAAGGGGATAAGGTTAAGACTATTCGCTTTGGTGAGCAAGGAGCCAGCACAGCAGGTAAGCCTAAGTCGGGCGAGTCTGATAAAATGAAAAAGAAAAGAGCTAGCTTTAAAGCTCGTCATGCTAAGAACATTAAGAAAGGTAAGATGTCTGCGGCTTACTGGGCTGATAAGGTTAAGTGGTAATTACTTAACTGCTCTTACATCTAGTCGTTCTGCTTGAGCAACTTTAATTGATAGCTCTAAAATAAAATCAGCATGTTTCTTTAAAAGCTGTGTCACTATTTCAATGTTTTCTTCAGCTAATTCTATAGAAGCTAACGCTGTAATAATTTCAGAGTTAGTCCTAAACACAGTGGACAGCCTTGTCTCTGGTGTAAAATATATATCATCCATTATAGAACTCTTATTTGATTCTGTAAGTATTCATGTAAATTGTCAAGTTTGTTATGTCCTTCTCTTAGTAAAGTTCTAATATAAGCTTGTGTATATTTATCTTTAAATACATTATTTATTTGATCTTCAGGAAGACCGCTAAGCTCTGTAACGAGTCTTCCTTTTTTATCAATAAGTAATCTAAAGGACAATAGATTACCTTCTTTCATATCTCACATACTCCTGCAACACACGCTAAGGTTTGAGTGCCTTCAGTGTTATCGTCTAGCTCTTCAATGTCCCACTCAAAATCTTTAGGGAGTTCTTTAATTTGTTTCATATAAGTTGCTTTGTCTATTTTCTGATACGGTGCTTGCTTATATACATGCTCTGTTTCTGGTAAGAAACTAATGCCACTGACGCTATCAAAGTTTTCCCAGATCCACTGGCACACAGAGTAGAAGTTATCATCATTATAGTAACAAGTCATAGAAGGCTTATGCTCACACCAACTATCTTGATAAACTTTCCACAGCTTTAACTGTTCCATAGCTCCCATGCTTTCTACTGTTACAGCTTTATTAGGGGCCTTCTGAGGAAAGCTAAACACCCAGTTAGAACTATTCATTACGTCTTCTTCGTGCGGGAAACCTGCTTCAATCATAGCAGCAGCAAGAGGATCTTTTTTGTCTGCTCGTACAGTCCTGATGTAGTACTCACTAAAGCGTGGATGAATACCGCTGGCGCTGTCAGTCAACTGAGACACAGTACCAGAGGGCTTAACACAAGTGATCGCAGCGGCCTGATTAATGCCCAGCTTGTTTGCCCACTCTTTGTTGGTTTCTATTGCAACGTCCCTAAGAGTCTCTAAGAGTCTTCCTAGTGCAGCCTCACCCGTTGAGCCGTTAGTAATCTTACAGTCCATAATGCCTGTCATAGATACGCCAAGCAATGCTTCTTCTTCTGTATTCTTTTTCCATATGTTACGAAGGTAACGGAAGTCAGTCATGGTAGCTTGTAGAGTTCCAAGAATAGTAGCTGTGCGTACCTTTTCTTTAAGCGTTTGTAGCGTATCATCTTCTCTTACAACAACCTCAGACAGGTTACAGAACTGGTAAGGTCGTAGGATAATCTCAGAGCAGGGGTTAGTCCCGAACTTGAATGAAGCATCCCTACGCTCGTTACGTGCTGCTACCTTCTGTGCTGCAGTGCGGCTAAAGATACCACGCTCACCGGACTTAGAATCGTACAGCCGCTTCATCTCGGAAGAATACGTATCAAAGTCAGGCTTCTCGGAGTACACGGCGCTGTTGTTTGCTAAGGCTCGTTGACCATTACTTAAATACCACTCACCATTCTTAGCGTTAGCCATGCGGTTGTCGGTAACATTGCTTAAGCTAATAAGAGCTGACCTACGTACACCCCCTACTACAACAATGTCTGCAATCTTACATACTAAATCATGGCACTCTAGTGACGTTAGCTTACGGCCTGCTGCCAGCTTAAATAAATCAACAGTAAAATTAAATAAGTCTGCTAAAGGTTGAGGCCCACTGGCTCTACCTCCAAATGTCTTTAGCCTAGCGCCTGCTGGGCGCACCCTAGTAAGATCACACTTAGGTATTTTACCAGCGTACAAGAGGCTTATAAGCTCTCTGAAGGCGCTTGCCCAGCCTACCTTGCTGTCAGATACAACAACCGTAGAGTCTGTTTCATGGAAGCTGTCAGCAACTTCTGGAAGACTGTTAACGTAATCACGCTCAACACTAAAGCCTACCCCTGTGCCACATAATAATATATACATTAGCTCATCAAAAGAACGGGGGCTATCAATGGGTAGATAAGAACAATTAAAACCCGCTACGTTATCTCGGTGTAAAGCTGCACCTGCTGTCATCATACAGCGCATGCTAGGCATGACTTCTAAGTTGTATATTGCATTAAATAACTCTTCGGCTTCTGAGTCTCCAAGCTGGTTACGATCTACAAAGAAAGAAAGATAACGGTTAACTGTTTCTCCCCACTCTTCTCGGCGCTTATCTTCATCTATGTAACGGGCATACCTACTTTTGTGTATGTATTGTTGATACTGATCCATCTAACAGCTCCTCATCTGCGTCTAGTTTTCTTAATTCTTCTAAGCGAATACTTTTAAAATTCTTATTGTCTTTAGTTACTTTGCCTTTGCGTTTCTTGTTGTACTTATCTCTGCGCTCAGACTTTCTATCGACGTAATTTTTATCCATCATGCTCCAAGATCCTCAACAACTTATCTTCGTACCATGCTGCTTTTCTTAGATCCTCCGTTCCGTTTTTGTACGGATATCGCCAACGATACTTCAGACTGTTTCCTCGTAAATAACCAACAAACTCTTCGTGGCTTAACATGGCGCGTATTCCGTCTATACATTCAATGTCTCCGTTGTTGTAATGCTGAGGCTTGTTAACTGTGTCCCATTCTTGAGGGGTTGCATCATCAATACTGATTTTCTTTTTAGTATGTTGTTTCATTCTTGTTCCTCTGGATAGTCAGGATTAATTTCAATGCGGCAAGAAGCATCAATCCAATCTTTAGGGATGCTATAAACACTGTACCACCTAAAGTCATTTCTTTCTGCCCACTCTGCATGTGATCTTTTAGTACCATCTTTACGCCGCTTTGCTCCCGGCATAGGAGCGGCAGGATCAGCAAATAAAAATACAAGCTCTATGTTTTTTGGTAAAGCTTTTTTAATCCACACATATTTATTATGCTCGGCATGATCCCAGAACCTTCCCTTAGCTTCTAAAAAAATAATTTTGTTTTTTATTTTTTTTATAAAGTCTGGATGGTATGTATGCTTAACGATATAGTCAACGGTATCTGTGTGTATATCCCAATCTTTTAAGATGCCTGTATGTAGTTCATATTCCCAATTAGAATCATAGCCTTTCACTACTTCTTTTTCTACTGGTCTTTTAACTCTACGTTTGCGCAGCCCTGATTTTATTTTAACAGTCACTCTATATCCTTAAGAGTTAAATGGTCTATAGCATTTAATTTTTTTAGTTTTTGTTTAATACCTTTATAAGAAAAAGGCATAGACCTTGCCGTACCCTTTTGATTATAAACAAGTTTATTATAAGAAGAGTGTTTAACTTTCAAGGCTTCTTCTTCAGACACTAAAGTCTTTAGCCATTCAACAGAAAGTTCTTTAGCTTTTTTATTTATGCGCTTTGCTTTTCTACCATTCATATACTTCATCTACCTTGGGTTCAGATTTAACTGTAGTAAAATATGTTAAACCTTTAGCGTATCTAAATGCTCTTAAACCTTTGCCATTATTAGAATCTTTAAAGCATTCTTTTTTGTGTGGGCAGTACATACAGTTTTTAGCAATCCGCATATTGCCTGCCTTACCTTCTGCTATAGGAGCATAACATAACTCAGGAGGAGTTTCCAAGTCAAGTTTCTTTTTAAGATCTTTAATATGATTTTTAATGTTAGGCTTATCTA